CGCGTTGCCCGCATCTTGGTCTCCGAAGACCCAGACCTTGTTCGCCGCGCGATCAGCGATGAGGGGGCAATGGCTGCCCTGCAGACGCGCATTCAAGAGTTGACTGCAGCAGGGACAAAAGGGGCAGCCAGAGCAGGGACTGTGACGGGGGCTCAGCCAGGTGCTACCATCTCGCAGCAGGCGCTGCGTAGCCTTCTCGCGGGTGGCGAAGATTTCGCTCGCGGCGGCGACGTGAAGCTTCAGAAGCCCGCTTCTGGCCCGCTGGCGTCCATCTCTCAGGGGCTCAAGCAGTCTGCCATGCGCTCTGCGCCGCTGCAGGCTATGGCACGCGGCCAGAGGAGAATGCTCTAACGATCGACGAGCCCGCCGATCTTCCGTAGGTTTAATCGCGAGGGGCGCTGATGGTGGATGGTGAGCCGTAGCGCAGTCTGACCGTCGACCAATACAAAACCGCAGGTTTCGTATGCGCCCCTCGTGATAAATTTAGCGGGTCAGTTTGTGGCCCGCAATCGCTTTTTTCTCGGCCTCGGCCTTGATGCGGCTGATCTCTGGCAGGTTCTGCTGGGCCATCCACAGGATCAACTCGTACTGCTCGCGGGTCACCCAAAAGTTGGGCAACTTGACATAGCCCGCCAGCCTCAAGGCCCTCGCTCCGGGGCTGTTGCTGACTTCACGGGGCATTGGCTACACTTCCCAAAGATGCGGTCTACCGGGCGCTTCCACAGTGAAAAAACCAAATGCGTTGTGGAAGTCATGCAGGGCGTTGATGTAATCTCGAAGCCTCGCGTTCTCGACATTGGCCTCAGCCATACGCTCCATCATATCAATGATGCGTTTGGCCTCCTCTGCCCGCTCGTGCAACATGACCTTGAGATCATGCTTTGCAAGCCGCTTAGAAGGTCGGTCGAAGTAGACAGGATGCGGATATGTGATGTCGCACATGATCCGTTCCATCTCGCCTTTGGTCGTTCTGTATAGTTTAAGACTGCTCATCCCTTCTCTCCCTCAATCTCGGCCAGCGTCACGCGCACATTCACGCGAACAGGCTTGAGCCCGCGTACATAATCGCCCGCGTTTGGGTTCCCGCGCCAAAAGGCTTCAACGTGACGCCGCGCCGCGTCCTCGCTGGGGAATGTGTTGTGCGTCCACAATCTGCCGTATGGGTTCAAAATGCCCCATGCTTCGCCTTCCGCGTGCGGCTCGGCGGTCAGGGCTTCGATGCGGTCGGCAAGATCACCATACAGGGCACCTGTGGACATGCGGTCATCACGCTGAGCAAGTCGTGCCATCTTCACCAGTTCTTCGTCAGTCATTTCCGTGGCCTCCGCTGCTTGCTGTCTTTCCAATCACACGTCCCGATCTGCACGATGCCGGGGAAGTCGTCGATGCGGCGGTGAACAGCGCCCCCAGCCTCGTAGCACCACACACTGCCATCCATATCCCTCGCCACCCACTCAACCCAATCAGGCAGCTTCTCCCATGCAATCACGTCTTGGGTCAGGGGCAGAGGGACGGTGCGGTAAACCGCGTCAGGCACCCAACTGGTTCCTGCCGCCTCTGAAACTGGTAGCGGTCGGGTCACGCAGAACCCTCCACCCGCCTTCTTATGCTCATGCAGCGCAGCCTTTTCCTCGTCGGTCAGCAGGCCATACGGCACTCGGTTGTTGGTCATGTCGATGGTCATTTCCGCCCCCGTTCCCACGCTATGCGCGACAGTCGGTTGGCCAGCGCGTCGATGTCCTCGATGCCGATCTGGCGATTGCTAATGATGGCCCAGTAGACGAGGTCCATGAACCTCTTGGGCGGCAGCACCTGCACTGCGCTGTTGATCCATATTGCGGCCTCTGCCTGCACGTCGCGGTGCGGCATGGTCTTTGGTTCCTTGCGCCAGAACATCATGCCACATCCTCCGGCAGATCGAAGCAGGTCAGCCGCACCACACGCCCGGCTGCGACCAACTCGGCCAGCTTGGCGGCGATCTTTTCGTCAGCCATGTTCATATCCTCGGCGATCTCTTCGACGGTGGCGCGGCCATCAGCTTGCAAGTTGCCGAGGATGAAGGCCCCCAGCGTATCATTCCGTGATACAGGCGCGGCATCCTCCAGCGAGATCGCCAACCAAGGCGTCTTCTCCGGCTGGCTCATGTTCGGAACGATCTGCGCCATGACCTTCTGGCCGGGGCGCAGGTTGGCATCCAAAGCCAGCTTGGACGGGATGAACACGTTCTGCGTCATGTCGCTGGCGAGGACGGCGAAGGTGGTGCCTGTTGCCAACTTGTTAGTGATAAGGATCTCAGTCGGTTGCATTGTTCTTTTCCAGTTCTGCTAATTGATCTTTGGCGTCGCGGGCATACAGCCAGTATCTCGTTATGTCCTCTCCCACCCATGAGGGCCTAACACCGGTCCCGTATTTGCTTTCCAAATCTTTGATCTGTTGTTCTTTCACAAAGATGAATGCGCGGAGTTTGTCTGCCTCGGTCATCACATCAACCCCAGCCGATCCAGCGCGAAGTACGATTTCTTGTACGATGCGATCAGGCGATCGATAGCTTTGATCTTGTTTTTGAGCTCCAGCGTGGGCTTAATGTCGTAATAAATCGTCAGCGTCTCGCGATAATCCCACAGTGCCGTCAGCACGATGTGGGTGTCGTTGGCTCCGAGTCTGATTGCCATTTTACCACCCCATCCCGTGGGCGAACAGAAGGGCCGCGTACAGTACGGCGAAGATGCACAGGGTGCCGATCATGGCGGAAAGGACGTCTCTGATGCGCATTATTTGGTCTCCTTGTTGGCGTTGATTGCGGCGGCCAAGCGCAGGCGCAGTTCAGCGCGGCGCAGGTAGAACATCATCTCGCCAACGTCGTGATAGTTTGGGTCACGGTTTGAGTAACTGCTCTCAATGTCTCGGTCGATGCACTCCAGAGCCGCCTCGGCCTGCTCCAGCGTGATGAGGATGGTTGGGTCTGACATGTTGTTCGTCTCCTATCAAAATGGCGGTTCTTCGCCGGGGTAAGTTGGTTTCCACTGTGGCGGCGCGTAGGCCGCTGGCTGGGGGCGGGGTGCTGGCTTGGCAATAATGCCAAGCCTGTTGAGTTCGAGTTCGAGGGTCATCAGATGCGCTTATCAAAGCCAGCTTCCGGCTGCGCTTCCAGCAGGCCTTTCACATATGCCGCCAATTCCTTGCGGGCGACCGAGCAAACTCGGCCAATCCGCGTCTGGTGTACATTATTGTTAAGCTGGGCTGACCCGCCGTTTTTGCGGGAAACGGTCACGCTGACCATCGGGGCCTTGGTGTCGATGTAAACTCCACGCAGGTCGATCCAGTATGTCTCGCGCTCAAGCTGAGTATTCAACATCTCAACCTTGATGCAGTTTGTATTGATCGTGGTTACGGTGGTCATCTTGTTCATCCTTGTTTGCTAGTTCGTGCCCCCACAATACACCCTATCACACCCCGTGCAAGAAAATATTTGCACTTGACGCATATTTTTTTAACAAATAGACAGATCGAACCGAAACGCAGGAGGATGCCGTGAAGGCTCAAGACCTAATCAGACAATGGGCGAAGGACGGCGGGCGCAAGCTCGGCTGGCTGGCCGACCAAATCCCGGTCGCGAAGTCCAGCATGTCACGCTGGATGCAGGGCGGCATCGTGCCTGCCGCGATCTACCGCAACCGCATCGCCGAGATCACCGGGCTGGATAGCCTGCGCGACAAGGAGATGTGGAAATGAACCGGGCCGAGATATTGGACACCGCCAAGGAGTACATCACCAAGGATCGTGACGCCACGCACGGTGATGCTGAAAGAAATTTCAAACACATCTCTGAGTATTGGAGCGCGTATCTTGGCGTCACTGTTAATCCGCATGACGTGGCCGTGATGATGACCCTGTTGAAGATCGCGCGCATCGACTCTAACCCCGGCAACGCGGACAACTGGATTGACGCCTGTGGCTACATGGCCTGCGGCGGCGAGATTGCGGTGGCACCCTGATGGCACTCTACATCGGCATCGACCCCGGCAAGACCGGAGCCATCGCGGTCATGGACGGTGACGACATGAGCGTGCGCGTCTACGACATGCCCGGCACCATTGAGGAAAAGCGCGCCATCCTGTCCGAGATTGGTGCAGTACGATGCGCTTGGGTGGAGAAACCCTATTTTCCGAGAATGATCGGAACCGCCAACGTAGCCCGCATCGCGCAGGCATATGGAGAACTGAAGGCCTGCCTGTTCTTCGCGGGCGTGCCGACGAACGAGGTGCCGCCAGCCGCGTGGAAGAAGCACTTCGGCCTCTCGACCGACAAGGACGCATCCAGAGCATACGCATCAAGCGTCTTCCCGGATCAGTCCCACCTCTGGGCGCGCAAGAAAGACGACGGTCGGGCCGAGGCGGCGCTGATCGCATATTACGGATGGAGGAAGAAATGAACCGAGAGCTAACCAACAAGGAATACCACGCCCACCCCGCGATCTCGTCCTCGGACGTGAAGGCGGTCCACACCAAGTCGCTGGCCCATTGGAAAGGCAAGGTCCGCAAGGAAACCTCGGCCTTCGCGCTGGGCAGCGCCGTCCACGCCCTCGTGCTGGAGCCGGAAAAGAACTTGGTCGTGCGTGGCCCCGAAGACCGCCGAGGCAACAAGTGGAAGGAGGCCAGCTTCGCCGCCGACATTGAGGGCCAAATCTTGCTGCCCGAGGGCGAGTTTGACTTGGCCGCCCGAATCGCCGATGCCGCGAAGGCTCACCCGGTCGTCGAACAGTATCTCGGCGACCCGACCTTCGTGGCCGAGGCCTCCTTCTTCGGCATCGACCCGGAAACCGGCGTGGAGATCAAGTGCAGGCCCGACGGCTATCTGCCGGATTATGGCATTGTCTTTGACCTGAAGACCACCACCGATGCCAGCCCAGACGGGTTCCCGCGTGAATTGCGAAAGTTCGCTTACGACGTCCAAGGCGCCTTTTACCTGCGCGCACTTCGGTCGGCGGGGTTCAAGGCCGATACGTTCATCTTCATTGCCGTGGAGAAGGAGCCGCCGCACGCCGTCTGCCTGCACGCCCTCACCGACGACTACATGCGCCACGCCGATCAGGTCGTGACCCATACCCTCCAAAAGATCAGCAACGCCACCGCAGTTTCCGCCTTCACAACGGGCTGGCCACTGATCAATACTATCAGTCTGCCGCGCTGGCAGGCCGAGACCGCCGAAGATGACATCTTCGACCAAAACGTAGACTTCTGAGACCAACGCCAAGAGGAGCAAACCATGGCTAACAACGATGACTTCCACAAGGTTCTCGTCAAGAACGTGACCCTGCAATACCCCAAGCTGAACGGGACATACCGCTTCAACACCCAGAAGCAGGCCAGCGAACCCTGCGCGCCGACGGCATCCAACGCGGCTTGGAGCGTGGCCTTCGAAATGCCAAAGGAACAGGCCAAGCCTCTTTACGAAGAGCTGCGCGCCCATTACGAGGCTTGCCGCTCGCGCAACAGCAAGATGCCCCAATTCAAAACCATCTTCAGCATGAAGAAGTTGAAGGACGAAAACGGCAATGAAACCGGGATCGTGCAGTTTACCGCCAAGCGCAACGGCATGAAGAAGGACGGCACGCCCAACAAGGCACCGACCGTCATTGACGGGCAGAAGCAGCCGCTGGCCGATCTAGCCTTCTGGGGCGGCTCCAAAGGCACCGTGCGCGCTTGGGCCGTGGCCGTGATCGACCCCGATGGCAATGGCGGCATCAGCCTTCTGCTAGACGCGGTGCAGGTCACCGAAGCCCGCTATGGCGACGGCGGCATGGATGACTTCGATACCGTCGAGAGCAAGGCTGACCCGTTTGAGCAGTCGCGCAAGCCATTGGCCGAAGAGAAGCGCCAAAGCATTAAGGAAGAGCTCGGGGACGATATCCCGTGGTGACATAAAAAGAACCCCGGCGTGAGACCAACGCGCCGGGGTTCAAGTCAAAGGCAGGCGGAACAGGCGAGGAGCAAGTTCCATGTGTCAGAGCAACCAAACACAGGAAAAACTATAATGCAGTCTATATCTGGTGGCAAGCGTCGTGGTGCGCACAATGTCTGACATCCGCTTCCTGACCGCCCCCGGCTCCTTCCACACCCTGATCGACAAGCCCGGCCAGACATACCCTGGCATCTCTTGGGCCGAGATCGCCCGCATGGTCGCCACCCCGCAGGCCAAGGAGAAGCAGGACGCCGACTTCTTCATCCCCTCGACCTACCGCGAGCATGATGGCAGATCCCACGAGGCGCAGCGCGAGCGTGGGGCGTACCGCATGCTGGCCCTCGACATCGACCGTGGCAACCCCAGCCTCGACGACGTGCTGACCGCTGTGGAGGCCGTCTGCGGGCCCGTGAGCCTGCTCGCCTATTCATCCTCGGGCGCAACCCCGGAAAACCGCAAGTGGCGCGTCCTGCTGCCTCTGGCGTCCTTTCTGACCGGCGCCGACTACGAGTTGGCCCAGACCGCCCTCTTCGATCTCCTGCACGCCCAAGGCATTCACCCCGACGGCGCGCTGGCACGCTGCGGGCAGCCGATCTACCTGCCCAACGTGCCGCTCGGCAAACGCAACCCGGATCTCACCCCGATCTTCTACCAGCACCGCATCATCCGGGCTGGCACCCTGCGTCTCGACGCAGACAGCGCCATCCGCCAAGAGATCGACCGCAGGCTGGAACAATACCGCCTCGCCGCGGAGCAGGCCGAGATCGCGCGCCGGGAGCGTGACCGCCAGCGTGCCGAACGCCGCCAGAAGTTCCCCGATCAGGTCAGCCCGGTGGACGCCTTCAACGCTGACCACTCCATCGAAGACCTGTTCGCACGCTATCAATACGAGCGGCGCGGATCGTCCCATCATTACCGCTCCCGCTACCAAACCAGCCACAGCTACGCGACGCAGAATTTCGGCACCCATTGGGTCAGCCTGTCAGGCTCAGACGCGGCAGCTGGTGTCGGCAGGCAAAAGTCTCTGGGCGAGCATTCATACTGCTGGGGTGATGCGTGGGATTTGTGGGTCCACTACGAGCATCGTGGAGACTTCGACGCCGCCGTGCGTGCCTACGGTGCCGAGATCAGGGGCACCAACGCGGAGATCGACATTCCGCAGAACGGCATGGATGATTTCGACTATGTGGCCCCCACCTCCAACGAAATTTCGACGGAGAGAAGCGTCAACGAAACAAAGGTGGCAGACCCCGCCAACGAAATTTCGTCGGACGACGACATAGACCTTGACGACTTCGACACCCCGGACGCCCCCGAGAGCGCGCCGGATTGGCCCACCCTCTACGATATGTTCGACGAGGCCAGCATCGAACCGCGCCGCTGGATATACGCCAGCCACTATCTGCGGTCCTTCGTCAGCGTGCTGGCATCGGCAGGCGGCATCGGGAAGACATCCCTGCAGATCGTGGAAGCCCTCGCCATCGTGACGGGCCGCCCGCTCTTGGGCGAGGAAGTGAAGGAGCGGACAAACGTCTGGCTGGTCAACCTCGAGGATCCCCTAGAGGAAATACAGCGCCGCGTCCTTGCTGCGATGCGGCATTACGGGATCAAGCCCGATGACGTGCGCGGGCGCCTCTTCGTCAACGCGGGCCGAGACTTCAGCCTCAAGTTTGGCATCCAGACCCGCGACGGCGTCCTGCCCAATACCAAGCTGGTCGAGTACCTCTGCAAGCAGATACCGCAGAAGCAGATCGGCTGCGTGTTCATAGACCCATTCGTTAATGCCCACGCCATTCAAGAAAATGATAACATGGCCGTGAACGCGATTGTGGCGGAAATAAGGCGCGTGGCTGACGAGACCAAATGCGCCATCGGGCTGGTCCACCACATCCGCAAGGGCAATGGCAGCGATGATGCCAGCATCGACAGCGTGCGTGGCGCGGGCAGCCTGATCGGGGCTGCTAGGGCGGCGCGGGTGGTCAACCGCATGTCAGCCGACGACGCCGTGAAGCTTGGGATCGACGAGACCGAGGCGAGGTCGGTGTTCCGGGTAGATGACGGGAAGGCCAATCTGGCCCCGCCAGCAGCCGCTGCGGTCTACAGGAAGATGGAGGGCGTCAAGATCGACAACGGCGAGTGGATCGGCGTCTGCGTGCCCTACAGCCTGCCCGATGCCTTCGACGGTATCAGCGCCAAGGACGCAAGGAACATCCAGAGGATCGTGGCCAACGCCTTAGAAGACGGTGACCCGTACCGTGAGAGCGTGCAGTCCAAGAGGTGGGTGGGTGTCGCCGTGGGCGACATGATCGGCATCGACATCAGCGACAAGGCAGGCAAGGCCAAGGTCGCGTCCATCGTCAAGACGTGGATCAAGACCAACGTGCTGGCCGTCGATAGGATCACCGACCCGAGGCAGGCCAGAGAGGTGGCCGTCATCGTGCAGGGCGACTGGATCAGCCACGACGAGGTGTGAGCGAAAATAATTTCGCAAACGTCAACTTTCTTGTTGCATCGTACTGAGCAGGCTGTATGGTGGTCATACGAACTAGCAAACAAGGAAACGAACAAGATGACCTTCTGGACAGACAACTTGACCCACAACCAAATCTACGCAGCCCGCCGTGTTTTGGCCGCAGAGCTTCGCATTGCAGATCACGTTCAGGCCCGGAGCAGTGACATCGACGGTTTGGCCACGGTAGAAGTTTTTATCAAGCGCCGCTGCTACACCGTCACAATCGGGCCAAAGGGCGGAGTAAAATCTCAAAGCTGCGATTTTGTGTCTTAACCAGTTGAGAGTAGGCGCATGACCTTCCGGTGACCAGCCCTGCGGGGCTGGCATCCCGAAGGCCAACACAGCAACAAGGAGCAACCACCATGACCGTCATTGAA